CGACGGCGACATGGAAAAAGTCAGCGAAAGCGAACAGATCGACGAATGCGGCGACATGGGCCCTGGCTCAATGATGCCAGACCAGCAAGATAAAGTTAATGTTAACGCTAATATGGACAGCGATGGACGCAAAACTATTAATGTTACCGCCGAGGGTGATGCTGCCGAACAACTAGCACAATTGCTAAAACTCAGTGGTATGCTAGGTGGAAAACAACCTGAAATGGAAAAGTCCATCGACGAAGACTTTGTTAACGAGCCCGACGAAAAAATCGCCAGTATAGATACTTTACTTAAAGCAGGCAACGATCTTCACAAAGAGAAAGAATCACATTCGGATCGTCCTTATCTTGGAGATAACCCGAGAGCAGTTAGAGATGATACCGTGCTAGAATCATTGGAAGCCAAACTTTGGCAGGAATTTCAAAAGGATAAGCAAAAATGACAACTCGTTTCCAAGAGTTATTCGAACAGGTTGATTTAGAACTAAGTCAACCTGTTACTGATGATACGTTGGCTTTTATTGTTAACGAAGAAATAGCATTAGAAGTTCCTATTGTTGAACATACTAACGAATCGGTGCTGTTACAGCCCGATGTTCTTGTGTACGAATTTTTATCTGAAGAAAATTTATTTGATGCAGAAGAATTAACTGAAGCAGAATATCAAGGTCGCAAAGTTCAGCTTGGTAAACCAATGTCCGGTGATGTTAAAAAATATAAAGTGTATGTCAAAGATCCACAAACCGGTAATGTTAAAAAAGTAAATTTTGGCGATAAAAAACTTAGTATTAAAAGAGACAATCCTGGTAGACGCAAAAACTTTAGAGCTCGTCACCGTTGTGCAACTGCTAAAGATCGTACCAGTGCAAGATATTGGAGTTGCCGTATGTGGAGTAAAAAACCTGTTAGTAAAATACTAAAAGGAAAATAAGTTGCGTCAAATCCGATTCTCTGTTGAAAATTTCGTGCCCTCGGGTGAATCGGGAATACCTGATGCAGTATTATCCCCTGAAGATTTAGCTGAAGTACAACGGCTAGCCGGTATACCACAAGTTCGTTCTGTTGTTGAAAGTGCCGCAGAAAATATCAGTCACACTGCAATGGCACGAGTTAATTACATGAAAAAACACAACATTAAGCCAGGCACCGACGAATGGTTTAGACTCTGGTTTAGTTTACCCTATCTTACCGGCAATACAGGAATGACAAAATGAGACTTTGGGAAATGTTTATCACCGAAGAAAATAAAGCCGGTAAAATAACTAAACGGCAACAAAATTCTACGGTGGGATTGAATAAGTTTACTGATGGTCAAAAATGGAATGGTGATTATACTGCTTATCGACTCGGCTTGGCATTGGGAATGACCGACGGAAAAGAAGTCCCTAAACTTGATTCTGAAAGCTGGGTAGGGCGTTGGAAAACTGCACATCCTTATACACCCGAAGAACAGGAAATGTTTAAATTAGCATATCAGGCAGTGGGAGCCAAATACGAAGATCTTAATAACGGAGATCTTCGCAGCGAAGAATTGAAAACAACTAACAAAATTAGTCCAGTGCCTAAACCTAAACGTAATAAATATGGTGTATAAACACACCATATTATGGCCATATTACCCGAATATTCATTAGTTAAAAAACCGCACCAGCGGATTAAGTATCAACACGAAGAAATCGTTGATATAGCGAATTGTGCAGATCCCACCGCTGGCCCTAGGCACTTTCTAAAAAACTTTTATTACATTCAACATCCAACTAGGGGCAAAATATTATATCAACCATACGACTATCAAATTAGATATATTGATGTTTGTCATCAAAACAGATTCAGTATAGCACTGTTGCCTCGACAGAGCGGTAAATCAACAACTGCAGCCGGTTACTTGTTATGGTATGCAATGTTTGTTCCTGACAGCACAATATTAATCGCTGCACATAAGTATCAAGGTGCACAAGAAATTATGCAACGTATACGATTCGCATACGAAGCCTGTCCGGATCATATACGTGCTGGTGTAACCAGTTACAATAAAGGCAGCATAGAATTTGAAAACGGCAGTCGCATCGTAGCACAAACAACTACAGAAAATACCGGTCGAGGTATGAGTATTTCTTTACTATACTTAGATGAATTTGCATTCGTTCGTAATACTATTGCCAAAGACTTCTGGACAAGTATTGTGCCTACACTAAGCACTGGTGGTAAGGCGATTATTACCAGTACTCCAAACAGCGATGAGGATCAATTTTGGGAAATTTGGAAAGCAGCTAATAAATGCGTTGACGATTATGGAAACGCCACTGATCTTGGCCGCAATGGATTTAAAGCATTTAAAGCCACATGGGACGAGCACCCAGATCGCGACGAAAAATGGGCCAACGAACAGCGTGCACAACTCGGCGACGAAAGATTCAGTCGAGAGATAGAGTGCAATCCTATTATTTTCGACGAAACTTTAATCAGTGCAATAGTATTAGCTGACTTAGAGTTTAAAGAACCAGTCTTTAAGCAAGGTCAGATACGTTGGTATAAAAAGCCGGAAAAAAATAAAGTTTATACAATTAGTCTAGATCCCAGCCTAGGCACCGGGGGCGATCCAGCAGCTATACAAGTTTTTGAATTACCTAATTTAATTCAAGTAGCCGAATGGAGACACAATAAAACAAATATTCAAATGCAAATTCGATTATTAAAAGAAATTGCTGAATATATATTTGATATCACCAATGATGAAAACAGTATATTTTATTCAGTAGAAAATAACACTTTAGGCGAAGCAGCATTGTTAGCTATAAATGAATTAGGCGAGGAAAATATCAGAGGTAGTTTTTTATCCGAGCCCAAACAATCTGGATCAGGTAGAGCATACCGAAAAGGATTTAATACAACACATAAGAGTAAACTATTGGCCTGCAGTAAATTAAAAAACTTTATCGAAAAACAAAAAATGATCGTTAACAGCCAAAGTTTAATCAGTGAACTTAAAACTTTTATCGCATCGGGCGGCAGTTTTGCTGCTAAAGCAGGGGAAACCGATGATCTAGTAATGGCTACACTGCTGAATATCAGAATGGTACATTTTTTGCAAAGTTATGACGCAGAATTGGACAGTAAATTAAAAGAGCAAGAAGAATTCGTGGCTCCAATGCCTTTTATTATGATAACTGGATAAATACAGTACTATGAAAAAAGAAATTGACCAAACAGCCGAAGAAGTTTTCAATAAAATAAGATCTCGATTCGAGGATGTGACATTAGGTGACGAAAATGCCAAAGCCACCGATGAACCCAGTAAGGCTCGATTTTTTAATTTTGAATATGTAGATTCCAACGGAAAAAACTTTGGCGATGTTACTATCAGTATAGTAGATAATAAAACATTGAGTTTTAATTTTGGTCGAGAGATACCTAAATCAATGGATCAAAGTGAACGTAAAGAATGGTACAAATATCTAGAAGAAATGCGATTTTTTGCTATGGCAATGGATCTAAATTGGCAACCCAGAGATCTTACACGACCTGCACTTAAAACACGTGACCTAAAGACTGTAGCAAAAATAGAATCTCCGTTGAAAACTGCTAACGTTTCCATTGGTGAAAGCCGTATGTTCGGTTCCAGTAGAATAAGCTATGAATCCTTAGGTTCGCATCGATTAATAGTTAAACACAGCCGAAGAATCGACGAAGAACGTCCGGGTGTAAGATCGAGACACATCGAATCCATCTATATTGAAAATCAAGACGGCGAGAGATTCAAATCTCCTAGTCGCAGTTTAACTGTTAGTCGTGCATTGGCCACACATTTGGCTGAAGGTGGTAAACCCTACGACGAAGTCTACGAAGGTGTATGCAAGTATGTAGATGAAATGAAATCATTGGGGGCATTTCTTAGAAGATCTAAAGTAGAAAACTACGAAGATCCTGAAATCAAAGGATTAGTCAAGGAAGCTACACAAGAATACGCAGAAGGTAAAAATCTTCTAAGACAAATGGCTAGACCTAAACATTATCAGGAATGCGTGTCCAGAATAATGGAAAAAGTCAAAAGCTCCCCTAACGAAAAAGATCAGGATCATCTTAAAAACAAATTCACTAAGCAGATCATTGATGACCGTGTAACAAAAGCATTACCCACTATCAGCAAACTTTATCATCAAAGATCCGATGCTAAGAAAACACTAATGGACAAGCAAAAATGGTTATTTGATCAACAACTTATTAACGAGATAGCACGAAATATTTCTATGTATGAATCTGCTATTTCTTATAAGAGTATGGAACAAATGGTCGAACACGTACTAGAAAACTTAACTGCTCATTTACAAGAAAACGGACAACAAGATCTAGTAGAGTTCGCTGATCACTGGAAAAATGAATACAAAACAGTTGGTGATAGTCTAGAAAAACAATTAATTAACAGATTCGTGGTTGAAGTCTATCGTGCTGCCAAGGCATTGCCTAAAACAGAAATGATCGCCAAACCCAAAAAAGATTTGGTTGCAGAGTTGTTGGAAGATCTCGACGACGATATTGACGTTGATGAACTGCAAGACATTTTTGACAGTGAATTAAAATTTGGTCCCAATGGATCTAACGCTATTGCTGCATTGGAAGATATTTTAATAAATGACAATCTAAATGACTTACTTTACAAAGAAAGTAAAGATACTCCAGACCAAGATGCCCGTCCGTTGATCAAATATTGGTTAATGGATAATCATCCCGAAGTTCACGATCAACTCGATTTCGAAAAATTAGAGTCTGCCAAAGAACCCGAAGCCGAAACACCAGAGGCACCTGCTGAGCCCCCTCCTCCAGCACCCGCAGCCGAGCCTGCAGCAGCACCCGAAACACCCGCAGAGCCCGGAGCTACTCCTCCTGCACCCGGAGACGAAGAAGCAGCTATGGCAGACTTGAAAAAACTAGCTGGAATTTAATTTCACCTTTTTAGTTGCATCATAAATAATACTGTCGTACAATTAATGCTGTAGATTAATTCTACGATTAAGTTAAATCATTATGGCACATTTATTAAGGAGAAATCATCATGGCTTTAACATTGGCAGAAATCAGGGCAAAACTTCAGGCACAAGACAACAAACAAACTTCAGGTCCTTCGGATAGTGCAGTCTTTGCACATTGGAATATCCAAGAAGGTGAAACAGCAAAAATCCGTTTTCTACCCGACGGCAACGATAAGAACTCATTTTTCTGGGTAGAGCGTTCAATGATTCGACTTCCTTTTGTAGGTGTAAAAGGACAGCCAGATTCGAAACGTGTAGAAGTACAAGTACCCTGCATCGAAATGTATGGCAAAGAATACAATTGCCCCATTCTTGCAGAAGTTCGTACTTGGTTCAAAGATCCTAGTCTAGAGGAAATGGGTCGTAAGTATTGGAAAAAGAAATCATATCTTTTCCAAGGATTTGTTCGTGAAAATCCACTTACCGATGATTCCAAACCCGAAAGTCCAATTCGTCGATTCACTATTAGTCCACAAATTTTTAATCTAATTCGTGCAGCACTAATGGATCCAGAAATGGAAAATCTACCCACTGACTATGAAGCCGGACTCGACTTTATCGTCAGTAAGACCAGTAAAGGTGGGTATGCTGATTACAGTACCAGCAAGTGGAGTCGTAAAGAAACTGCTCTTAGCAGTGAAGAATTGGCTGCAATTGAAAAGTATGGTCTATTCAATCTCGGCGAGTTTTTGCCAAAGAAACCCACTGATGTTGAACTCAAAGTTATTAAAGAAATGTTTGATGCTTCAGTAGATGGAAAACCATATGATCTCGAAGCATGGGGTAGTTACTACAAGCCTTATGGACTTGGTAACAACGATCAAACTCGTTCCGCCGAACGAACTCAAGAGGCAGCTAAACCTGCAGCTAAAGTTCAACCACGTGTGGTAGAGGATGACGACGACGAGCCTCCTTTTGCTCCAGCAGTTGAAGAGGCACCAGAAGTTGCTGAACCGATTCAGTCAGCTAAACCCAAAGCCGGTGGTAATCAACGTGCTGAGGATATTTTAGCAATGATTCGAAATC